CGAACTCACCCCTTCTGCTTGGAAGGCAGAGGCACTACCAATATGCAACATCCGCATAGTGCCCCCGACAGGATTCGAACCTGTGGCCTAAACATTAGAAGTGTTCCGCTCTTCCTCTGAGCTACGAAGGCTTGTGCTTAATGATATCATCTTGCTATAAAATTGTCTATAGTTCCTTCGAATTTTAATATGGTAAAATTAATATATGTTCTCAGACAACCCTAATTTAATTAACTACGCAGATAAAGTATTCCATTACAAAAATTTTATATCTAAAGAGGATATTAAATATATAAATGATCTGATGGAACCATACAGAGAAAGACCAGAATCTTTTAATACCGATGTCAACACCATTGACTGGTACAATGACAAAGAAGGTCCTCAGATGCCAGAGCTAATTAAGATCTGGGATCAAATATCGGAGTTTCTTGCACCAGAGTTTGTTATACATCCTCAGCAAAACTTAGCCGTTCTCCGTCCAGGGGATGAAGGAATGTTTGTTCACAACGACAATCCTGGTGAAGGAATGGATGATTTGCTAACTCAGGAAGATAGATGGCACACTTGCTGTGCATTGTCTTACGGTGTCTGTGTTTACTTTGGAGAATTTGAAGGTGGAGAAGTTTTCTATCCACATATAAATCCTGACGGAACTCCAGCAAACGAACCTATCGAAGACTGCTTGGTTGTAAAAGTTCAACCTGGAGATTTAATTATGCACTGGGCTCAAGCACCTTATGAGCATGGCACATACCCTATATCTTCTGGTATTAGATATGTATACAGTAATTTTTCTTTAAGAGCTGATAAGAATCCAGGAACATTCCCTGCATGGGGAACTCAAGAGGATCTAGACAGAAAAGCTAATGGCACATGGATGGATGTAATCTGTGATCGCCATCAACACTAAACCATAATATAGCCTGGATGTTTAATTAAATAATCTAGATATGAATATCTAGTACCAGACTTTACCTTACCTATATCTATGCTTGTTGGCTTAAATAAAATCAAATCATTTCTTTCTGGCTGATAAGTTATGTCTGCATCTAAAAATGTTATAGCCCCGCCAGTAAAATTACCCGCATAGTATGCCAAGATATACTCAAACTCTTTTGGTGTATTGTTATTATAAACTGGACAATTATCATCTGGGGTAAGCTTCATGAAATTACTATGACTAAGAATCCAATATTCTGGAGCTATCAGGTTAATAATATGCTCATGAAACCTTTTATCTATAAAGTCTGGGCTTAGCTTGCCTTTCCAAAATTCATCAGTATGATCGTTTGGCTCGTAGTTGCCATGAGAGTCCCAATCGGTGGTGCTACTTAATAAGCTATCTAATTGTTCAACATCAGGATAAAAATTTTTGTAAAGGTATATTCCATCTGACAGCTTTAGTCCTGAATCAATCATCTTCGTACATCCCGTATGCTCTTAGTATTACCTTTGCTTCTTCTGAAACGCTAATTGATGCTTCAAGATCTTCGTTGTATTCTATCTCAACTAAACCCTTTTCATATAAATCTAAAATAGTATTATCTATATAGTCTAAATGAGATTCCCATAGCTCTGGGGCAATATCTTTTGCCTTCTCTGTAATTTCATATAAGAATTGGCCGTCTTCTTGAATGCCAGCAACTTCCACGGCACCTATTTCAATATAGTATTCAAGCTTCTCGTCATCATCCATAAGACTATTATATACCTTTCTGTGCGGCAAGTAGGACTCGAACCTACGATTACCGAATTATGAGTTCGGGGCTTTAACCAACTAAGCTATTGCCGCTTATAATTGAAGTATACCTATACAATCAAATTTCGTCAATAGCTAATTCTTTATAAAATGCCTCTGCAACATGTATATGAAAATGTATTCCAGGATGGGCATACTCTATTCCCCTGTCTCTATCTCCAGCATTATCCCAGAGCAATTTATTTTCCATCATATTGGTCTGGTGACATTCTGTTGACTCGTACCCTTCATCTAAAAGCATAAAATTTTTATATTGATTTAAATACCTATCTTTAAGTAAATTAATTGCTATATTTAAATCTTTTTCCCAAGTAGTCCAAAAAAACTTTATGCCTGCTGCCTCACAATACTGTTCAAACAACAATATATGTTTAATTGCAGTCCAATACGATATATCTGTTGACAAAATGTTTTCTGCAACATGTGGTTTTTTTGAGTACTTGGGTTTATCTGAAAGATCTTCTTGGTACATTATTATGTCTTGAATATACGCTCCAGCATCTACCCCATTATCTTCAAATATAGGGCTAGAGTTATATTGATCATTAGATAAATTTCTTTCTGAAATAATTATATCAGGATTTATTGGTAATTCAAATCTATTAAAATTTGGGAATAGGCAAAAGATATACTCTGGCTTACCATACTCTCTAATATATGAATATAAATTATTTATTATAGATGAAGTAGATTTACCAGGAAGAGCTAAATTAATGTATTTTTTATTTATTTTTTTTGCTAGTATGTCAGTCCAAAGATATTCTTCTTCTAAGCCCATCCCATATGTAAAAGAGCATCCTGAAAATATAACCTCTGGATTGCTATAAAATTCTTCTGATCTGTATTTTAATGAATTTAATGTATAAAAAAATTTACTACTTATTTTTTTACCAGAAGCCACCATAACATCATGTAGTGCTAATAGGTCTGCTTTATCTAAATTGTTAAAAAATAAACGATCAATAACCCCATCATCATATTGATAATATTTTGATGGGTACCCACGTACACTACCTGCAATTGTACCGTAATCTTTCATCTTAAAATTTTTACTCCATATTGAGATTCCCATTTTATAATATCTTCTTCGTCATTTAACAAAGGTTGACCCTTAATGTTGAGGCTAGTATTTAGTAGCATTGGTACTCCAGTTTCCCAATAAAACTTTCTTATAGCCATATGGAGTCCAGGGTGCTGTTCTTTATTAACCGTTTGAACTCTTGATGTTCCATCAACATGCACAACAGATGGCACCTTCTCTGGATATTTACACTTTACAGCATACTGCATATATGGTGAAGTAAAGTCCATATCAAACCATTCGCTTGCAAATTCTTCAAGCACTACTGGGGCAAATGGTCTAAATAGCTCTCTCTGTTTTATATTATTTACTTTATCCTTTATTGCAATGTCTCTTGGATCTGCAAGTATACTTCTATTTCCTAATGCTCTTGGGCCATACTCTGCTCTTCCTGATGCTACTGCTACGATTCCGTCTTTTAATATACCGTCCACTATTTGCTGCACTGGGTATTCTCCGCCGAGATCGTATCCAAGATAGGGGGTGGCCCAGTTTAAATGCTTGCCATATAAAGCTGCAGCTGCGCCTAAAGAGCTTCCAGCATCTCCTGGGTTTGGCATAATCCATATGTCATCAAATAGCTCCCATAGTCTAGTATTAGCTGAACAATTTAGAGCACAGCCTCCCATAAAAACTAATTTCTCTTTTCCAGTTTTTGCTTTTGCATATCTCATAAATTCCAAAAGCCTAAGTTCGTATACCTTTTGCACAGCAGCCGCAACATCAAACTTCATTTGATCAAAATATTTCTGTGTGAATCCCGTGCCTTCCCAGCCAGCCATACATGGTATATGTCCCCATTGAAAATCATTTATTCCTTCATGAAAGTTGTACTTTTGATTTTTAATGGATGGGAAATAAGAATTAACCTGATCAAAATATCTGTTTGGGTCCCCATAGGCAGCCATACCCATCATAATATACTCTTCTTGATTAGGCATAAGGTCTAAAAGCTTAGTAAATGCAGAATAGAATAAGCCAAAGCTCAGAGGGTAATTTTCTTTTTTAACTAAAGTAATTTCACTTCCTACTCCAGTCCAAATGGTTGAAGTATTAAACTCACCTATTGCATCCAAAACAACAATAACACAGTCATCAAATTTACTTGTATAGTAGCCAGCAGCTGCGTGTGAGTAATGATGCTTAAATGATTTTGTAGGTAATTCTGCTAGGTCTGTATTCATATACCATGGTGCCTGTCCCCTAAGACCGCCTTTAAAGGCTATACGAGCCTGTTTAAGCCATCTTTTTTCATAGTATGCAATCTTATCTGGGTATCCATAACTTAACAAATCTTTAAATAAATATTTGTTTGTATACCAGTCATTTTTATTTTTGCTATATCTTTCTGCATGACCAGCAAAAAGTATGTTGCCGTCTTCAATTAATGAAGCAGAGGCATCATGTGATGTTTCATTTATTCCAAGTACTCTCATCTACTTAACCCATTCATTTTTAATAGCGTAATCACTCATTGTCTCTGCCCAATGTAGGTGTCTATGTATTCCAGAATGAGCGTTATAAAAATCATAAACTTTGTCTGATGCAATGTGAAAATCTTCTAAGTTAGAATAATCTTCATGGCAATTACTTTTATTTGGGTGCAAATTGCTATGAGATTTATTATAAAATTCTTCCTGCTGTGTTTCGTAATTTCTAGTCCACTGATAATTGTTTAATTGTATAAAATTCTTATAAGAAGAATTATTAATTTGCTTTAATTTTAAAATTAAATTTTCATCTTTTTCTGACCATGTTCCCCATACAAAATTTATTCCAGCATTATTGCAGTATTGTTCTAGCATCATTATGTACTGCAAAGAAAAGAAATAGCACATCTCTTCAGTAAATATATCTCTAGCGTCATGTGGTAAAGAGGATACTTTAGCTACATGATTTGCTGGCCTAAGATGTTTTATATCTAGAACACCGTTGTGCCATATGGGATCAACTTTATTGGCTACTAATCTTTTAGAGTTAGGTGGAAATTCCATTCTTTGAAAATCTGGAAATATTGCAAATATATTTTTAGGATGACCAAACTTTTTAAAGTAAGCAAAGGCTCTGCGTACTTGAGAGTTAATTGAGCTTCCAGACTTTGCTAAACTTGTATAACTTAATCCTAATGAATCTGATAAAAGCTCTGGCCATAGGTAGCTTGAGTTTTTTATTCCTATTCCAAAAGTCTGTGAGCAACCTAAAGTAAGTATGTCATTTTCATTTATAGGTTCTGGCCCTCTATATCCATATGAATTGCATTGATAGTTTATGCCTAAGTCTATTCCGTGTTCTGGACCGTTCCATAGATCATCTATCAAAACTTTATTCATCTCGTTAAAATAAATTCCCTGAATTTGATTTATTGATGTAGGGTATTCTTCCGAGCTTCCATATATTGTTGCTTCAACTAAATTTTTTACATCACGATTATTATTTTTCTTAAACATTTTTGATCCTATCATAAAAAATTTCTGCAATATGTATATGCCTGTGTATACCGAAGTGGGGTAGATTTCCATTTTCCTCATGCCTATCCCCCGCCATCCTCCAGTAATATATACTTTGCTCTGTTACAAACTCGTTATGGCAGTGCACCATTTTATCATTAATGTAGTAGTCCTGCCCAGTCCCTTTGCCAAAATCTGGAAGCCATCTTTCTGTTTCTAGCTCTACAAATGAGGAGTAGTAATCTGTGTTTTTTGCATAGCTTAAAACCTTATTTGCCTCTATATTAAATGATCCGTAGAAAAGCTTTATATTTGAAGAAGCACAATATTGCTCTAGCATCTGAATGTGATTTAAAGATTCCCATATAGTAAACTCTTGTGTAATAATTTCTTCAGCAGAGTAAGGGGCCTTTGCGTACTTTGGCTTGTCTTTAATTTCTTTATACTTATTTATATTGGTATCAGCTATATTATATTCTTTATCATTTTCAGAAATTAAAAATTCATTGACTGGTATTGTAAGCCTACTCATTTCTGGGAAAACAACGCAAAGATACTTGGGGTTACCAACCTCTTTAAAATAAGCAAAGATAGTGTGTACAATTCTTGGTATTGATTTGCCAGAAAGTCCTATATTTGCGTAACTCATGTTAAGCTTTTTACTTAAAATTTTACCCCAAACAAAGTCATCTGGCACACCTATGCCATAAGTTTGTGAGCAGCCAGCAACTAAGATATCTGCTAAATCAGTAAATTCATTTGATCTATATCCTAGGCTGTTAAAAGTATACTTATCCTCAGCTAAAAGCGTATTTGTTTTTATCATCTTCGGCTCATATGACTTATGCTTTTCTGCTATGCTGGCCAGTGTATTGTATAAGAGTCTGTCTGACTGAGACTTATCGTATATACCAGTACCAGATAAAATTATTTCTTCAGATGTATTGATTGGACGCATTAGTATATAAAGTCTCTATGCTTCTTTTTCTTAAATTTTAACTTTATCTTAAAGTAAACTAAATAGATTCTTGCATATAGATTATTCAACATTTATGGTCCTTTCAACAATTTCTTGAACATACTCAGAGAAGTGTTTACGTATGCTACCTTGAGGCCTTGACCCAATAACAGACCATATTCTCTTGTACTCCATTACATTAGAAAAGGTGGTTGGACAAAGCATCACTCCGTTGTACTCTCTAAGAACTGTAGGTAGGGGAACATGCTTACCGCAGCACTTACATTCTTTAGCTTTTTCTTGATATTGACTCATATTATTTGCATCCTGTCCATCGCTTCTCTTAAATTATCTGGCATCCGTGGTGCCCTAATCATATTCTGCACATACTCTTCTTCTTTTTTCTCTACACCAAAATCATTGTCATAAGACATAGATTCATAGGTATGAATATTAACCTCTTGATCCATGTTAGGGCGTGTTCTACTTATGGCATTAAATATAGATCCACAAACTGCATCGGCCAAGTCCTTAGAGCCCTTTCTTGGGTGATCAACTCTATCTCTCATAATCTTTAACTGAAGTAGTTCATCAATCAACAAAGGTATATGGGGTCCGTTTAATCTTTCCTCTAATACAATCATAGCCATGTCGTCATAATGCTTTTTAGCAACAGATAAAATTTCTGTATTAATTCCATACTGCTTTAGTTGCTGCATCATGTCATGAGAATTCCAGCGGTCAAATGTGCAAACCCCTATGTTGAATCCTCTGCTTCTCAAAGAAAGGATGTAGTCCTTAACTTCAGTAAAGTCTACAGATTTATCTGGTGTTGGTGTCCAATATCTTACAGCATCCACACTTACTATTGGCGCTGGCTGAGAATACTCGTTGGTAATTTTAACGCTTACCCATCTATCAACATGTGACAACGAAACTGCACAATGGTCATGCTTTTGTGCCAAGTCTACGTGTATAAAATATTTCTTTTCTGGATCTGGTTTAAACCATTCTTCTAGTCTGCCAAACTGGTCAACAGCTAGGCTACCTATGTTAAATGCTTTTTCAACCTTTTCCCTTGACTTAAAGAATGCATCTACAGCATCTGATGGCATACATGCAAATCTACCTAGAGCATCCACTGCATTCTTGTAGAATGCTACCTTGAAGTCATCAATCTTTCTTACTGGATTGATTTCCCAGGTTGGTCTCTTTAAAGCATACATCTTAGGGTACTTGTATGAAATGATGTGGTCTTCTTCCCACTCTATGTCAAACTCATTGCCCTCTGTACCGTCTGGAAGATCTTCATCTAATTTAAAGTGGTGCGTTCTAACAATAACTTCTTTTTCTGCTACTACATCGTCGTACCTTTGCTGTATATAATCATTTTTATATCTAGGGAAAGAAAGCAAGATAACCTTACCAAAGTCTGGGAAACGTGAGTCTACTGATGCTCTATACATGTCATATATAGCTCCACCAGTTTTTGCTTGCTCGTGACCAGTTGTGTTCTCTGTAGCAAATCCAGAAATTTCATCAAGGATGATTACAATAACGTTATATCCTTCCCAAGCTTCTCTTTCGGAGTGACCTGAGTGAACTGTGATTGCTTTATCAAATTTAATTTCAGATGCTTTTGATTCATATCTGCCAGCAAACCACGGAGACTTATCAATTCTAGTTTTAAATCCTTTAAAGAAAACGTTATTGGCCTGCTGAGAGTTAATAGCAATGTTGATAATATCAATTGAATCTCCAGGCGGTTTACCGTAATATGTTGCTGGATCCTTAAGGCACAATAGTAAATATACTATATAGGCAACAGATATGGTAGAGCAGTAATCTTTTCCAGATCCCTTACCTAGCTGTGCCACAACTTCGTTAGCAGTCTGCTTAAACATTCTCTTGCCTTCTTCGTCACCAAAAAGCTTCATGAGTGTAGACTCTTTGTATATCTGAGAACTTTTTTCAATAAGCGTATACTGATATTCTGATAACGGTGGCAGACCCAAAAAGTCTGGGCTTTGCACAAATGTTCTTAGGTCCACTGGGCGTTCATCAAACTCTTCTCCGTCAAGAATATCTATGAGATCGTTAAAATTAAATTCCATTTACTGTGCACCTCCTTGATTGATGTTGTCTATGCTATAAATTTTTGTTTTTATTCCAAAAACTGTTAGTATGTTTTTGTAATATTCATAAGTGCTATTTGTAAAGTCTGGCATGTTTGGATCGTCTAACGACAAAACACTTAAATTAGTTCCAGGATTTGCAAAGTATGAATTTACAATGGAAGAACCCAGATAACAAACAATATCTGAAGACTCTCTGCAAACTTTAATCTGCTCTAGTGGGGTAAGGTCTTCAAAATAGACAGTTTCGTAACCTATAGAATTATAGTATATCTCTACTTCTTTTTCATTATGATAGGATCTTGAAAAATTTTTGCGAGAAATATAGATCTTTTTGCTTTTATCTTTAATGTCTGGGTACTCTTCTTTTAAAATACTGAGTATATGATCCTTTAGGTATTTCATTAGTGTTATATCTAGCCCCTGATGAGTTCTATAGTACATATGATGAGGGTCGTGTATCACATTGTCATGGGTTAGACTATGCCCCTTAAACCATATCTGACTAAAAGAATCTATTGCATCTAAGTAATTAAATCTTCTTTTTTCATAAAATATGTAAGCAGAATTAAAATTAAACCTTCTATCAACCAAATCTTTTAGATTCACACACTCAAAATCTATTTCTAATTTATCTAGCCAGTATCTTAAATGAGATGCATCGTGGTCAAGGACTCCATTAACAGCGTAGTATTTTTCTTTTTGTAAACCAATAAATATACCATTCTCATCCTTATCTTGATTGCCAAAAAGTATTAGTTTAAAATCTGGATCTACTTCTTTGATGGCAAAAAGTCTGGGTAGAATCTCAAGCATCATATGAAAATATTTAGCTGTGTAGGATACTAAGTAGACAGATTTTTCGGGATACAGTATCTCTTCTCCAGTATTAAACTTAGTAATAGCAGGATACATGTAAAAATTAAGATTAGTATCTGGAGACTCTGTGCCAGAAAGCCTTGAAAAACTTTTTACATTAGACCATCTGCCAAAATTGTTGTCTCCATGAATTTTTGGCACATCTTCTTTTGCAACAAAGTTTCTATCTAACGTGAATATTCCAAAGCACGGCTTACTAACCTTTACCATAACTTCTCCGTAGGAGATATCTTTTACGTACTCTATAAAGTTTTCATATGGAAAAGAATTATTATTGTTTAAATAAGACTCTAAGTCTTCTGGTGTGCCAAGTCCGTGCATTCCATCTACTTCAACAGCAGAAATTAGTTTTTGATCTAGTATGGCCTCGTTATATGATGGGCAAATATAGAATTCATTATTTGTTCTTATGTCGGCATCAATCATTTTTTCTGCGTACTTTACAAAATCAGAGCCCTTGTTCCAGTAATATACACCACAGGTGGCATTATCGCTTATCACAATTTTTTCTGCAACAGCTTCCACCATCCCGTTGCTATCTGTTTTTGCGTAAGACCATTTTGTTTCTTTTGCTTTGAATGTAAGTATAGACCCATCAACTCCAGACCTGATCATTTCATTTACTTGATCTGCTCCATTCCAAATTACCTCTTGGTCAGAGTTTGCTATTAGCAAATGGCTGTCGTTGTCTATTAAACTTTTTGCAAGCAGCGCAGTTTTTGCAGCACCTTCTAATCTGCCGTCTTGTGATATTATGGTAAAGTTATTACAAAATAATGAAATGTGATCTCTTAGATTATATTTCTCAACATGTTCTGATTTTGCTATAAAAATATAGTGTGCATCTATACCCATATTATCATGAACCAGGTTGATCATTGACCTACCATTAACATTAATCATTGGCTTTGGGTCCTTGTATCCAGCAGACAGGAATCTAGAGCCTTCTCCTGCCATAGGTATCAATACATTAATGCTATTACGTTTTGCAGATAGCTCATTTACTATAAGTGCTTGGTTGATAGATTCTCTGTTTTCTATGCTTACTAGTCTTGCTCCACTGGCAATAACTGCAGTCTTACCTACACGGCTATCCTCAAAAACAGTTGTCTGTCTTGAAGAAACTGAAAAGTGATCCATACACTTGTTATATATTTCTGGACTTGGTTTTGGATTTCCAACATCCTCATTACTTAAATATAGATCAACATAATCTATTATGCCCAATGAACTTAAGCATGTCTCAACGGTATCTTTTATACAATTGCTTGCAACAGCTATCTTTACATTATATTCTTTTATTATTTTAAATAAATCAATAAGCTCTTGATCAGGCTGCAATTTTTTAAAAAACTGAATAGAGTATTTTTGTTTTAGCTCCCATATTTTTTCATGATATTCTTTTGGAAGCCCACGATTTAAAGTTAACATCTCAAGCTTTTGTTTTGTTGGAAGACCTTCAAATACTTCAGACTGATCTTGTTCTGTTATAACATACTCATGATCTATTTCTTGTAATGCTAAGTTTAAGGCATTAAAATGAATCTTTTTGCTATCTACCAAAACTCCATCTAGGTCAAATACGAAAAGTCTTTCGGTCATGAAACTTCCGAATCTATAAATATTGGCTCAACAACTCCAGTCACCTGTGATAATCTTTTAGCAACATCCATCTTACACTTAGGACAAGATGAGGTTACTTCTTTAAGAATCTTTACAAGTATCTCTTGTTTTCTTTCTGCTTCAGCAATCTGCGAAGCTATCTCATTATTTTCAAGTACACCCACTGACTGAAGCATACCTATTCTCTTTGTTTCTATGTCAGCTATTAATTTTAATGCTCCAGCCTTAACGTTCAGCTGTCCTTGAGTATCTGCATCCTCTACAGTCTTCCAGGCTTCTTTAATCATCATTGCATAATGCTGATCAGCCCCAGAGATGGCTTCTTTAGCACGGTCTCTGAGGCTTGTATCATTATGTACTACGGACTTCCACTCATCAATAAACTCAAGTACTTCCTTGCGGGAAAATCCAGTTAGCGTTGCTATTTGGCTAGCAGAGTTGCCCTTAAGTAGTTCTTCAACTACCTTGTTCATTCTATCGAAGTGTACTGCTGGCTCTAATTCAGACATAGATTTATTATACTTCTAGTCGACTGAAATTGCAACCTGACTTTTAGCAATCTTATAAAGAATTAAATATCCAATTAGATCATCAATATCATTGTCTCCAGCAAAGCCTTGATTGTTCTTTACTCTATTTAGCTTATCATCAATTCTGACCTTTAATTGTTCTGTTGAATCCGCCGTCGAAAATATTCTTGCTGGCTCTAATGCTGAATTGCCATAGGATATATTCTTATCAATTAGCATGTGTGCAATATCTAAGCAAGAATTTAAAATTGCATGTCCAGCAGGAGCTCCAACTGCATGCAAATATAAATCTTCATACTTAAATTCTTTTGCATCTTCAAATACTGGCCTTAGTCTAGTAGCGCCCCTGATCATTCCATCTCCTTATATAATCTTTTAAGTCCTCTTAGAGTTCCAATATCCATATATTGTCCTCCTGGTCTTACCGCCCTAATATTAGCACCCATAGATATCCAATCCTTTATTTGTTTACCTGGATGCTCTAATGTACTATCGATGTATCTTATCATATTTTTTCGGAATAACATAGTCCCCCACATGTCTGGGTATTCACAGTTATCCACTTTATCTTCTGATGCTGTTACCTTATCATCATGTACTAAAATTTGACCAACTCTGCCCTTTAGCTCTTCTTTGCATTCCCATATTCCTAAAACAAGATCAGCAGTATCTTTTTTAAATAAAGGCTTGTAAATATTTCCTGGCGCATTTAAAATATATGTATCTGGCATACCAACAAGCACGGTATCGTTATAGTCACCGACCATAAACTTTACTGCATCTGACATTGTTGATGGCTCACGAACAATTAGCTTAATGTTCATGTCCATGTTTTGAATAATTGGAACCCACTCTGCCCTAGTTGAAACTCTAACTTCATCACAAACTTCTAGCATTTGCTCGACATGCCATTGAAGAAGAGATCTTTCATCAGAAATTGGTAGGCAAAACTTAGGTATGCCACCTACTCTAGAAGCTTTTCCAGATGCTGGTAATATTCCAACTACATTCATTCTTCATTCCATTCATGAGGATTAAATCCATTAGGATATGATTCGTTTACCATTGGATCTTTTTTCCATGCAATCCATCCAGCTTCTCTGTCATCTCCCCAATATAGATGAACGACATCTACATCTAGTAATCTTCTAGCCTCTGGACCATTTAATATCTTTACATTATTATTTTTTAGCCAATCCATTTCCATTAGCTCTGGAGCCCAATCATTCAAATGCTTTTGATAAGGCTCTACTCCCAATTCTCTGTATACTGCATCTGTAAACATTTGTACATCAGTATAATAATGAACCATGTGATTATGCTTAACAATTCCATCTGCACATCTTTCAACAGCTAGATCTATTGCCGCTTTCATTATTGGACTGCCAGCCTTTGCAGCAATTACTTGAGTTGCAAGCCATGGTGTGTCTCTTTCAATATCTAGAAGGGCATCGTTTTCATCACTTAGCCAAGTTGAAATAGGTGCCTTGCAATGAGTATCCATGTCTGCATAGACTCCACCATTTATATAAAGGATTGCAAATCTCCATAAGCCAGCCTTCATTACACCTAAAGGTAGATTTACATATGTATTGTATACATTCTCTGGAAAGTTTAGCTTAAAAAATTCTTCTCTGTCGGGACCAGACATATACCCATGATTCCAGTCTGGGTTCATGTGCTTCCATGTCTCTATGCTTTCTTTAGCATACTGTGGCAGATCTTCATATGAAGTTTCGTATGTTTGCCAAATAGTTTTTTCAATACTCATCTTTTTTTAATTAACCCAAACTGCTCTAGATATCTCTGTATAGTCATAGCAGAGACCTGACACTCTTTACCTATTTCGGTAACAGTTTTCTTTTGAACAACATACCTTCTATACAACCACTCTTTACTTTGATATAGTTTCATCGTTCAGTTAGCACCTTATTTGCATAATGAGCAATCCCAAATGAATCTGCTACATCATAGTCTGTTAAATTTATACCGTACTTATTATTAAAATAATCTGCGGTTCTTTGCTTTCTCATATTACGCAGTTGATTTTTATACCATGAATCTGCATATCCTGGGTTAGCCAATCTTATTGCAGACTTCTCATCTTTCGTCGGATTTTTGTTGCCAATGTACGCCTGCCAAGCGGTAGGGCTAATAGTAATAACCTTAGCGCCAGTAGACATAAGCTCAGCAATAACAACTCCATAGACATAAGACAATTTTATCACAGCATCAGGTGATCTGACAAGCACCGCACCCTCAACTACAATATAATCTGATTTAAGTTCTTCTAGCATAGCATGCATTTTTATTTTAGCGTCATGAATTTTTTCATAAATATCAGATCCAGAAAGCTCAACCTTACCCCACTTTAAAGGAATATCATTTTCCATTAAACAAAAGGCTATTGAATTTGTAGATGCGTCTATGCCAAGAACACGGTGAGCCTTGGTCTTTACAAGCTCAGCTAATTTCATCTATCATACCAAGCAATCTATTTCTTTCTGATGCAGTACTTTTCTTCTCACATGATGAGCATAGCGTACCCTGATTATATCTACTCAGCTTAAGATTACATCTTTTGCAACCACGGACTGAGCCATTTCTTATGGCCTTTTTCTCATAATATTTTTCCATGATCCTGCGATTAGTTGCAACCCTGCAGCATTCGTCTGAGCAATATTTTTGATTATGAGTCTTTGACTCAAACTCCTTGGCGCATTCTTTGTTATAACAAATCATAGACTTGGCATTTCATATAGCTCTATTTGCACTGTGCCAACTGGTGTGTCTTTGCTGTAGCATTCTTTTTTAATTGGACAATATGTGCACGGCATCTTGGATTTTGATGAACCTGCTGGACGCATTGGAAGATCGCCATCCTTAAAGTTATCATAAACTTCCTGCATCCAAAGAAATGCATCTTCGATAATCTTTTTGTTTTTATCATTCATTGAAATAGGAATAATAAGTATCTCTTGAGTGTTTTTATTTTCATACAAGAAGAACCCTTCTTTAGCATTTTTAAGCTTCATGTATGTAAGTAGCTGAAGCATATGGTTAGCTGAAGACTTCATTTCTGACTGACGTGTGTCCCATACCTCTTGCTTAGCCGTCTTAATTTCACCAATGACGGTCTCGCCATCATACTCCATAATTAAATCGATAAAGCCACGAATAGGAGGATATTCATTTATGATCTCTTCTTCTTCTGCTCTCCACTCTGGCATACTTGAAATAAGCTTTTGAAGTCTTTCATGAGCCTGAGTTCCTTGTGCCATGTTAGCAACAGCAACAGCATCATTATCATCAATAAAAACTGCTCCAGAAAAAGCCATGTACCAGTACCTAGGACATTTTCCGTGACCATAACCTAGACTGCTTGGACTAAATGACTTTTTAGTCATAGATCCATCAGCACGTTTAGTGTTTTTATATGCGTCGTCTAATAGCTGTGCAAATCTTTCGGGGTCGAAAAACTTTCCTGTATGCTTTTTAAACTTTAAATTCTTTACTATATCTCTACCCATTATTTAATGTCCTTCCAGAAAGCCGCCAATAAAATAATAATGGGACCAAATACGATTGAAGCTTGTATCCAACTCATGAATTATACCTAACAACATACTTGAGTGCATCTACAAGCTTGTCTATGGATTCTTTGACAGAATAGTATATATTCTTTTTATTGTTATTTGCTGTGCCAGCTTTATCTTTTGCAATAGTAGAATAAACTGAAGCAAGTACAGCAAACTTTGTTGACATTGCTTGAAGCTCCATAATTAAATGAGGGGCTTTTGCAGAAGGCACATCTGGATTCATTAAT